TCCAATCATCAAGCGAAGGAACAAAATAAAACTCTACACCATAAAGCTGCCGATACTTCTTGCCGGCTTTTTGCATTTTGACTGTGTGTGCTCGGGCATGTGCCAATCCGGATCCATTACCGTGATCAGTTAGCGCCCAGGAGTCCATACCTTGAGATTCTGAGAGGATAAAATCAATATGTTCTTTAGGATAACCCAGTCCATCAAAAGTACTAAATGATGAGTGTGCATGAAGTCCCGTAAATCGGGTTGGGGGTTTTACTAAATTTAACTTTGATTTCACTATTTTCTCCAGATACAAAAATGGCCTGGTATTATTATAACACCAGACCTGGTTATTTACACGGCGTGAATACTAAATGTTTGAGTTATAAAACTTTGTAAGATCAATGCCTTCTTTCTCAGCCCTATTTAAATGAACTAAAGGATTATAGTCTAGATCTGATGATACGATCGAATTATAGACAAGGTGTATCCCATCACGCAAAGATATTTTGGGAGACCAGCCTGTGTCGTTTCTAAACTTTTCAGAACTCAACATATGATTCCCCAAATAGTCTGTCTCTGGGTGCCATTGAATTGTCCCACTTATTTTTGAGCTCACTATCTCAGACAGCATCTCAACAATCTTTAGGGTCACATAAGGAGTCTCTGCAGCGATGTTGTAATCTTTGCCCCACAGCCCTTTCTCACATCCTAAAACAACACCATTACAAAAGTCACTTACGTGAAGATAGTCTTTTATTTTGCTTGGATTTAAAAACATCGGTAGACTATCATGATTATTGAGATAAGAATAGATCGATTTGGCAATCAACGAATTCATATCACCTTCACCACCGTAGGCAAAAAGAGGTCGAGTAACCAACCAATCTTTGGCATGACTTGTTATTACGTGTTCACCTGCCATTTTTTGACTCCCATAAAAAGTCATAGGCTTAATAGAAGACGTCTCTGTAATTTTTTCTGTTTGATACTTTGCAGTATCATAGATGACTGTTGTTCCCATGTAACATATAGGAACACCTGAAATCTTGCTAGCCATAGCAAGATTATATGACCCTACAACATTTGTAAGAGAAGACTCTTTCGGATTTAGTGCAACGACATCAGTTCCTACAACAGCAGCATTGTGTACAACTACATCAACATTCAAATTCTTTAAATGCCATGCCCAAACTTCTGCAGAGTTCCTGTGTACGCATACCTCGCCTGTTGTCTGCAGTTTGAGAATATTAGCATCTTCAATGTAAACTACAGTATGACCTGCTTTTTCAAACGATAGTGCTAAATTGCGTGCGATAAATCCAGATTCGCCCGTGATAAGAATTCTCATAAGATCTACTCGATAGATTTGTCGTAAGGTTCTACAATAAGCTGTCCTAATTCATGACATCTATTGAGATAATCCTCAAGGTCTTCGAAGGATGTACAAACCTTAACACCACTTCGAGCCAACATCAAATTAAATTTGGCACCTTCCGGGAGACCTGCACAAAAGTATATAATTGGTTTCTGATGTGCAAAGGCAAACCCTGCTTCCCAAATTGTCCCGATATCTTTATCTCTTGTATTTACCAACAAAAAATCTGAAGTTGCAATGTGCTCAAGATTTCCTCTAAAGGTTGCTGTCTGTACTTCTTCAGATGCATCTGGTGGGCAAACAAATATTCTTCTTGGGCTTGCCAGGTCGATCCACTCCCTGCTATCGAATACTCCTTCAAGCATTGTCAACTCTTCAGCAGCTGCTGGACTAAACCATCCAGAAGCAAGATATACTTTTACTTTTGGGATCCTTTCGGATGTTACTTCTTCTCGATCTCTATTGTTTTGTGTTGTTTCTTCAGTTAACATTTTTTTCCTATTCATTTTCCAGGGTGTAGTTGTTTTTAAGTTGATTAAATTCACTCATAAGATCTCTCCACATTGTAGTGAAGACTTTTTCTCCCATCCCATGAGTTCCGTTAAGATCTTCTCGCCGACCTTGATAGATGGTATCTTGAGGATGATAATCAAATGTGTCATTCTTGTCTTCAGGCCAGTAAAGATTAGTACCTCGACTAATCCACTTATCTCCCTCTTTTATTCTGAATGTTTTGATATAGTGTACATCTGGCGCATTAAAATTAAAAACTTGTGTTAACTCTGGGATTGCCTTACATGCCTCTATCGCCATTCGTGCAGCCAAAATATTATCAGCAGCCGGCTGAATCTGCACATCTTGACGTTGTCTGACAAATCCGATAAGATCCTTGAGGTTCAGTCTCATATAATAAAAAGACGTCATACACTTAGGGAGAATCATTCTGGCGTCCATCATTGATATAACTTTGGAATCAGTCATTTCTGCATATAGCTGTTTTGATTCTTCAACAAGTTTACACCATCTTTCTAGAAAGTCCGGAGAGTTTTCTACAGACTCAGGCACAACTGCAGGATCATCTCGAAGATCTCTGTCACCTGTGCACTGTGCGGCAAAGGAGCCGGCACGGTGTCTAATAATGTGTGTTACTTCCTGAAAAGAAAGACCTGATAGTCTGAATGTGAATCCTAAGCATTCCATCGGCGTCGGCAACGCACGAAACTGCATGACATCGAGAAGATTCTTACTCTTAATTTTAGGATCGACTCCGGTTGAGGAGACATCTTGTGGATTGTCCGCCCAAGTCGCCTTTACATAATGCCACGCTACATCCCTTGCCTGTTCTGATGTGGGTGCATCAATCAGCTCTACTGTAAGTGCCTTAAGATTGTTTTGATATTGTGTTGTCGGCTCGCGGCCGAACTTAAGCTCCATTGGGAGCTCAATAGGTTCCAAGTCAGTATTTTGTGGCATTGTTTCCTCCGTGCCGATTAATAAAGAAATATTAGATACGTTGTTTGAGTTGTTCAAGTAAATCATCTGTAGCATTTCGATAGCCTAGTCGATTAAATGCTGTGTCTCCCATGCTCATCCACAAAGAAAACAAAAAATCATCGTATACATCAACAAGTCTCTCTGCAACGTGACTTGGAATACTTTCGACAGTATGTGGGCCATCTCCTAGGTTTCCTTCTAAACGACTCTCCACAATCTTACTCAACCTCTTGAGGCAATAGTCCCTTGATAATTCCACTGATATCCTCCGTTTCCCAATCAAATGTTATTATGTTTTCATCTTCCCAAACATCTTTATTGTATGCTCTTTTAGGCACTAGTACAGGAATACCATGCTGAGCATATTCTGAAGCGTTCTTTGGCGAATCATCAACAGCGCAGACAATCTTTCCCTGATTGAAAAAATCCTTATCAGACAACCACCTGTACTTTTCTGCATCTAAAGCTACTGAGTTGTATGGAATCTTTGTTTTTTCTAGCCACAAATAAGTGTCATATAGACATTTTAGATTTTCCTTGGGACGAGCTGTCAAAAGGTGAATCCAGAAGCCCGAGTCTTGCAAAGTCTTGATTGCTTCCACTACTAAATTATTTAAAGGAAGGGACCGGATACCCCCTTCTTTAATGAAAATCATGTATGCTTCTTCAATAGAAATGTCACCTACACTTCCCTGAACATAATAGCTGGGGTCTTCAACGTCGAGTGTTACATCAAACTTTGTCTTTACCCACGAAAAGAAACCTTCTCTAAATCTCGCCAAGACGTCGTCAATATCAACAACAACGACAGGTTGTCCGGACCAATTTTGAATTCCCCTGGTTTCTCTATCCCACAAAAAAGCCTCTCTAGACTCATAAGCATCCAGAAATTCGCCAGCTGTCATGTCCCATAGATTCAATGTTGCCAAGCAATAACGAATTACGTCAACAGTCTCATATAGAATTTTTTGCCGTTTTGTTTCTGTTTTGATAGGCTGATGGTCTTTATAATAAACAGCATCAGCAAGGCATGAAACTTCAGAATGAAGAGCTAGTGCAAAGATCTTGTGTCTCTCAACACGCTCCTCTTCTGTAAGAACTTCCGATTTAAAAAAAAGATCAGAAAATTTCTTTTGATCCTTCATCATCTTTTCGAATTTACTCATATTAATTTCTACTCCTTTATAAATGTAGACTTATGTTACCAGATGAACATTTTTAATATGCACATGATCAAGATAAACGTTATTTTTTAATAGTTATCTTAGGGCCCCTTTAATGTACACAGCCGAAGAAGAAGTCATCAACTCTGCAACGCACTTTTTATCAGCGATTGCCTCTGCCCTCTTTACGATCCTTATAGTGGGTAATACGAGCTTGTCGGGCATGCAAACCCTCGGAATATTTTTAGTAGGTTTGACAGGAACCTGGACATTTTTATCTTCATATTTGTATCACTCTTCCAAGAAAAGTCATAAAAGAATCCGGAACCAAATCCTAGACAAATCTTCTATCTACATTATGATTGGAGGCAATGGCGCGGGTGTCTGTATGTTGAGCTCTTCGTCTGTAACATCACTAATATTCTGTTTACTCTTGGTATCTATCTCATGTCTTTTAGCAGCGAACTTTTGCCTAAAACCCAAAGTCACTGAGACTTTCACTCTTACATCGTATTTACTGCTAGGCTGGCTTGCAGTTATACCTGCATCTGGACTTTTAATGCCCAGTAAATTCACAGATCTCCCCCAGCTTATTTTTCTTTTAGGCGGAGGTGTCGCTTATAGTTTAGGTGTGGTATTTTACGTGAGTGAAAAAAAATGGTACCACACTGTATGGCATGGATTTACTATGTTAGGCTTTGGCTTACATCTGGCAGGATGTTACTACTGTCTCTAGTACCCATTTTTCAAACGACTGTGAATCTTCACATCTTTCTTAACATATGCGTCATAAAGATCGTCAGGAGATACTCCCACAAGAACAAGCATGCTTAAAAAATAATTGAAAGCATCAACCACTTCTTCTAGAAATTCATCCCTATCTACTTCTGGTTTGTCTGTGTCTCTATGGGGTTTCCAGTTCTTGAGATGACCCAATGCTTCAAACATTTCTTCAACACCCTTAAGTGCTAAATCTCGTATTACCTGCTGTGATTGTTTTGACGTAATATCAACAGGCCAGCTAGGATAAGTTCCAGGCTTAACTCTTTCAATACTTGCCATAAACTCTTTTCTCAGCAAGAACAAGCTATCAAGTTTATCATTACTCATCAGGTGTCATTGTCTCGGCTTGTGCTTGAAGCTTCTTGAGATTTTCATTAAATGTTTCCAAATAAGACTCTGATGGTACTAACTTATTGGAATTTTCATCCAAGGTAAGTCGTAGTGTTCGAATCTGGTCTGAAACATCTGTTCCTGTTAAAATTCCCAGCTGCATTAGCTGGACGATCTGTGCAATAGACATATCTGAAAGTTTGTATTCCATTTTTTCTCCTTTACTTTTGCTTATCAGGGGCCCAATGGGTTTTTCTACCATCGGGTGTTGAGGTTTTGATTACTCTGTTACCTTCTGCATCCATTTTACGATTATAACATAAAAATCGGCTGGAGTAATCCCCGGGCGCCCCAGAAAAATTCTTGTGTGTTAAAAAAGTTGCTCCCCCAAACTTATAAGATGTTTTCATAACATCTCTAATAGCTTCGTAAAGCAACAAAAGATCTATATCACTAATGTCAGATACATTTCGTCCTGGATTTATGCCAGCTAACCATAAAGACTCTGCTTTAATATAATTTCCTACGCCGGCGACGATACTTTGATTCATCAATACCTTTGTGATGTTCCATCCATCCTTCTTGCGTATTTTTTCCAAAAAATCATTTCCAGTAAAATTATCATCAAACATATCAGGTCCCAACTTTTCTAACTTTTTTTTAAGTTTATGCGGACCATAGACAAACTTTAAAGTTCCAAAATTTCTCTGGTCATTAAAGTAAACAAAACTATTGTCTTCCATTGTAAGCTGGACTCTAGAATGCTTTGTCTTCTTGACACTCCACTGACCTGTCATGCCTAACGTGGACCAGATATTGTTTCCGGAAGATGTCAAGATGTATAGAAACTTTCCGTGGACACCAACACCTATAATTTTTGATGGCAGACTTTCTGTCATTAGATTAAATCCGTCAATAGGCTTCTTAGTATATCGTCCAGAAATTATCTCGACCCTCTTTAGTGTTTTGCCTGAGGTCATTTTTGCCAAGTCTTTTCCCATTTTTTTAACTTCGGGTCCTTCAGGCATAATTCACCCTTACCCACTCAATACATGTATCTTCTTGAAGAATCTGCATGGGAGATTTGGGTATTCTTTGGTCCATACAAGAATTTTATTATCCTGCATGAAGGTGTATAAAAAATAGAATTATGGGCACAAATTGTCTTCTACAATATTGCTGAGGTTGGCTTTGATATCTCCATCGAACAACATGTTCCACTCTCCTCCTGTGATTTGAGAAAAATGAGACCACCCAGCAATGCCTGTTTTGCTCCCTTCATCAGTAAATGTGTAAACCCTTATCGACGATATTGTCTGTAGCATTAGAGAAAGTTTAGATTTTGTGATGGTCTCTTTAGTATTATAAGTTTTTCCTTTTTTGGATAACGGAAATAGAAAACTTTGCCCTATCTCATTAGTGAAAACAATTATTACTTTCTTGCTATTCTTTCTCCAAGAAACTTCAAAACTCCCTAGAGGTGGGTCTGATTCTGCAAATACATTTCCTATCCAGGTGGGCCAAACTAACACGTCATTTTCGTATGGTAAAAACAAAGATATGTTTTTAATTGATAAATACAATGCATCATAGAGCATTTCGTATTGACTATTTAGATCATATGTTGTGATTATCTGGACATCTTTCTTAAAATCGTCTACATGTTGAAGATTGCTTATCATTGCTAAGTAATTTTGATTTCCTGGAGTTTCTCCTGCATTTAGCGGACCTGCGATCATACTCCATAAAATAGAATCATTCTTGTACTGGAATGCGAAAAAATTTATCGCGTCAATTACTTCGTCTATTTCATTTTTCATAGAAGCTGACATGTCTACCAAAAACAGGATATCGACTAAGTCGTCTTTGCACTGTCCAACTTCTAACCCTGTCTTATCCGGTGATACATCTTTTTCTTCCTCTTTGTTTTCTTTTTCGTCATCACACACATCATCCGTACATTTGCCTATACACGTGCCTGGCTTTATAAAGCCCTTGTCACAGTATACTAAGCGAGTACCCGGGTAGCCTTCTAAAGTTGTGCAAGGCTCTTCATCAATTACAGAAAAAGATGGATTACACTCTAGAAACTCTTCGCACTCGCTCATGCTTAGAACAACTGGGGGATCCTTGCAAACATCCTTAACAATCTCTATTCTCATAAGTGGACCAGATATTCCCGGACACAGATAGTACTCAGTGCGGATACACTGTGAGTTGGGATAATTCCCCGGTGTTTCTCCGACAGCATCTTCCATTTCTATCATGGGCAACTCTTCGTATGGCATAGTAGTATAAGAGCACCCTGGCGGGTCTTTCATAAAAAGCTCAGAGCATGACCCCAGGCATAATGCTATTGCGCATGCAGTAAAAATACATACGGGACGATCTATAGTTTTCATAACGGATTGTCTCAAGAATTTGAGAGAGACCGTGAATAATAAGAATTAGTAGATTTTCGTATACAGGACTTCTACTATAGTCGCTTGAGAGATAGGATCTCAACAGGAGTTGCTATATACTCGTTCCATAGAGATGTCTTCGTTGGATGATCACAATCGTCTAAATTGTAACAGATGTTATTCACATCTTTCCCTGGATATTCTAATCTGTACATGTTACATGCTCTTCGACCATTATCTAGAGCCATTGATTTAATGTCACTCCTAAATCCAGCTCTAACATTCCCAACAAGCTCAACTAAGATGATAGACTCTTTTCTAAAAAATGGTCTTTCCATAACAGTAAAGCTAGAGATATCAAACTCTTTACCTGAAAGGATTGAGTTATTTAGTCTTTCGAGGCCTGATGGGGTTGTGTAGTGGTACAAAACTTTCGGATTGTAGACTGATTCGTACATTTGAATAGTATACTCATCATCCAGCATTACATAGGGTTCCATATCACCACGAGAATAAAAGTATGCAAACTTAAGTTTATTAATGTCAGGAAAATAATGAGAGTACTCTTTTTCAAAACTCCAAAAACGGTGGTTCACAAAATCCTCAATAAAGTCTAGTACGTTTTTCTCTGTCAGCAGGTCCCAACGAGACACCTCATCATTTAATTGATAGCTAAAAAACTCGTCCAGAATATCTAGCAATCTTTGATCCTGTGTTATTCCCCCACGCGTGTCAATACCCTCCTGCTGCAACTCAAGTAAACGAGCGACGACGATGTCCCACTCAACTAAAGTATGAAAACTGCCGGCAGGCTTCATGTATCCTCTTACATTAACAGACGACATTGTTTCTCTCTAGAAGCATGTTGAACTTATGAATGCTATTATAACACTCCACGGAACAAGTATGACTATGGCTATCGGAATTGTTAACTTCTTTTTCCCTCTTCCAAACACTCACAAATCCACTAATTGTCGTATTCCATGATTTTGACCTTGATTTTTGGTTCGTAATCATCTGGTGTTTTGTCCTCGATTCCCTTAAATTTACACTCTTCGGGAAATAAGTAACACAAGAACTCTAAATTGTCTAGATTCATCATTACTTGATTAGTTGATCTCATCTTATCAGTAGTTCTTTTCATGTTGTAGTTACTAGCAGTATCAAAATTTTGCTGTGCTATAGCGGGCATTATCTCTTCATGATTGTCAATATTAGAAAGCTCCATTTCTGCGGTAGCTTTTCTAATTTTAGAAGACAGATAATCGTCTGGTTTTCTATTTGGTGTGTAACCGGCGTCTTTATGATCTTCCCCGTGATTAGTTCTAATATCAAACCCAGTAGATGGATCCAGCTTTTTTACCACAGGGTTATTTTTACTAGTTAACTCAATGCTGTACATTGATTTAGGGCTGGCCACTAATGTATGTCCCTTGATGCCGTCTTTAAATGAAACTAAAGACTTGATGGTGTCAGAAAGTTTTTCTTGTTTTAACGCATGTTTCATTCTTGGGCCGTCGTCGGATGTAACTTTCCCCTTGACTGCCTTTTCATCTTCCCCTACAAGAAGTGCTGCGTTGACAATGCCTATACCGTTTGAATTCATTCCTTCAGCGTAATTAGTGTCTAGGTCATGAAGGTAGACTAGTTCTAGACCTTCTGGAGTTAGCTCTCTTACAACCTTGATTCTGGGTATGTAGTTTCTATCCCGGGTTTTGCCAAGAACATGATTGCCCGACGCCTTACCCCCTACAACTATACACTCACGAATTGATTTCATGTTTATAACTATGAAGAAATTACACTAAAATCAATGGATCGAAACGAGAATATGCAATTATTCTTAAAAACTACTCTACTTCAATATTGACATCAACACTGATGCGCATAGAGGGTAATCTTAGATGATTTACCATACCATGTTTTTTAGCTTCTGCTGCATCCATGAACCAGTCTGCATGCTTTTTGTTAAAAACCTTCTTCTTGAAATAGTCGTCTTTTTTTCCACAGTTTCGTGCCATCATAGTAAAGATTTTTTCATCTAATCTTTCAGCTTCTTTAACATCTGCTTTGAGTTCTTCAATTTTTCCATACCCGCCGCTAGACACATCATGAATCATAACCGTCGCATTAGGATCAGAAAATCGAAGGCCGTCTTCCCCAAATGTTAAAAGAACTGCTCCACACGACATGGCTTTGCCTTCGACGACTGTGGCTACAGGAAGTTCTGCATCTTTTATGGCTGCGATCATTGACATCAAGGAGTACACCTCGCCGCCGTATGAATCAATAATAACAGGTATTACATTTTGTCCTGTATTATGTGCTTGTGCCATTTGTTGATGGAATTCTTTTGCTGATTTTTCATCAAACTTATTAACCCTGATGATTACGGGCTGCTTCCTTAATTCTACTTCTTTTATCAACGATGAGACTTTTGTCGTAAATTTCATTGTCTTATTCCTATAGTTTCCTTAATTTTATCACATGCATTGCAAGTGTGAATAGCTGCAGTGCCTACGCAGCCGATTGTGAATAAAAATGGTGTTAAAGCTACAACAGTGCTTACTGTAACGGCCTTTAGTGATATTACAATCAACCTGTCTATCACTTTATTAACTACACTTCCCATGTCCGCATGATGTACACATTACACATCCTTCTTGATATACTAGCGTTCCTTCTGCACTACAGTTTTCACAAATTGTCATTCCTGGAACAGTTCCGTCTTTAATATAATTCTTTAGAACCCGAGCAATAACTTTTGAAAAAGAGAACATATCCATCTCAGTATCTTTTTGTAATTGCTCTACAATGTATTGAATTGGTGCGCCGTGTCTAAGAGCTAGTGATATGGTTCTCGTAAACCCTGCGTGGTTTGGATTGTCAAAAACAGATACGATATCCTTGATTAAAATCTCGTCGCCATTTTTACCAATTCTTAAGTCATATCTTGAGTTTCTGGTCTTGTATGGATGTTTGACAATGTATCCTTTTTTGTATTTCTTGGGGATCTCTATATACTTCTGTAAACCTCCCATTACTTCATAAGGTCTACCATCCAATAAACCTACAAGGATCGTCCACGCTTCACCCTTGATACTGGCATGATGAATATAGCACTTAAGCTCATCAGGTCTTGAAGGGGCAGAGTGTGTCTTAAACTTTGTTTCTTCGTTTGATTTACTTACCAAGACTCCAGATCTGGACCCTTCTCGATAAACAGTGACTCCCTTTAAGCCCTTTTTCCACCCGCGCCAATATACCTTTTTGACGTCATCAATTGTAACATCGGATGGCAAATTAATTGTCTTGCTGATTGCATGACATACCCACTTCTGTGCTGCTGCCTGTAAATCTACTGCGGCTTCCCACACAATTTCGTTAGCAGTTGTTCCAGCATATGGACTTTCTTCGACGTCCGTCTTTCCAGTTATCTCCATCCACTTCTTAAATCCGTGGTGATATACGTCAAACTCTTGCCATTTGTCGCCTAGATCATCAACAAAATCAACCGTTGCATCTGGATCTGATGAGTTTACTTTTTTTCGTCTGGTGTATTTCAACATAAACGGAGGCTCTATGCCGGACGTTGTCTGTGTAAGAACTGACACACTTCCGCAAGGAGCAGTCGTTGTTATCGCGATGTTTCTTCTTCCGAATCGGCTATGAAGATTTCTTAATTCAGGAGACTCTTCAAATAATCTCTTAATAAATGGGTGATCTGCTTCCTTTTCATAGTCATATACAAGAAAAGATCCTCGCTCTGATGCTAAAATACAGGAAGATGTATAAGATGCTATCGCCAACTCTTTATAGATTCGCTCTGTAGCATTGATGCTCTGTCTAGATCCATATTTCAGACCTAGCATTGCTAATGTGTCTCCCAAGCCTGTTACACCCAAGCCCGTTCTTCTTCCATTTAGTGCAGCTTCCTTAATTTTTTGCCACAATTCTAACTCAACTCTTTTTGTATCGAGGGCTTCAGGATCAGACTCTATCTTATGAATTATTCTATCAACACATTCAAGCTCGAGATCAATGAGATCATCCATTAGCCTCTGTGCTTTTTGAGCATGCTCATTAAACAAGTCATAATCAAATTCAGCGTTTCTCATAAAAGGTTTTTTTACAAAAGACGTTAGATTTAAAAGGAGCAGTCTGCAACTATCATAAGCAGAAAGTGTTATCTCACTGCATGGATTAGTGCTTATTGTGTGAAAACCCACATCCTTATACGCCTGTGCTGGTGTAAACTTTAGAACATTGTCCCAAAATAGCAATCCTGGCTCTGCAGCGGCATGTGCAGATTCAATTATTTGGTTCCAAATATTAGAAGCTGACGTTGTTCTGGAAACTAGACGATCAGTATCATTCTCGGTCGGAAATCTTAGCTCATATTCTTCGTCATTATCAACTGCCTTCATAAACTCATCTGTAAGACGAATTGAAATATTTGCCCCTGTTACTTTGGTTAGATCTCTCTTTATGTTTATGAATGTTTCGATGTCCGGATGGTGTACCGATATCGTGAGCATCAATGCTCCCCTTCGGCCGCCCTGTGCTACTTCCCGGCACGAATTAGAAAATCTCTCCATAAAGACACCAATTCCATCAGTTGTCTTTGCTGCATTTGAAGTTCTGAGTCCGTGTGGACGTATTGTAGAAACATCAAATCCAACTCCTCCGCGGCGTTTCATTATTTGGACCTGCTCTTCATCGGTCTTTAATATTCCACCGTAAGAATCTTCAGGGCTCTTTACTACAAAACAATTGGAAAGTGACTGAATTTGATACTTGTTACCTACCCCCGACATAGGTGATCCTTGGGGTACAACATACTTGAAATCCTTCAGTAAATTGAAGATTGTTTCTTCAGACATGGGATTGTCGTATTTCTTTTCTATTCTCGCAAACTCTTTTGATAGACGTTTATGCATATCATCAGGTGTCGTCTCAAGAAAGTTTCCTTGATTGTCTTGAAGTGCATACTTTGTAACAAAAACTGATGCCGCTAATTCGTCACCCTTAAAATATGATAAGCTTTCATTAAAAGCCTCATCAAATGTTGACATGTTTTTACTCCTCTGTATCGCCGGCTGCAAATGATGGTGTGTTTATGTTAGAGCTGCCTAAACTCCCACCCTTTCTTTTGGAATCTTTTGTTTCATTTAAAAATTCTAAATTACTAATCACGGTAAAGTCAGTCAAACACGGTAAAATCAATAATTGCAAAGGAAGTTTTGCTCCTTCAGGAATTGTTGTATCTCTTTCTCCAACGTTTATTAAGTTTACAAATATTTCTTCTGTATAACCCGGGTCAATAACACCCGCCCTAGACGTTAAACCGGTGCCAATGATGCTGCCTCTCTCTTTGACCAGGGCAACAGTGTTTGGAGGAAGGGCGATTTTAACTCCTGTGGGAATCATCCCTTTAGGTTCACCAAATGCTACCCACTTATTCCTACCGTGAAGGATAATTTCGGGCCCTGCGTTATATAAATCTAGCCCTACACTCTCTCCATCATAAGCCGGTTTGTAATTTTGTGGGTCCAACCCGTGATGATGAAGTACAGTAGACCCTTTTTCTGTGAGACTTATTTTAATCTTCTTTGTGGTCGCCATTAACTTCTCTCCATTTTTTCTTGAGCAAATTTTTCATATCTGACTCTGATTGTTTCACTGCTTCATCAAGGGTCAAGGTTTTTTCATCTAGAATTTCAAATGTACTTCTTGCAGTGTCAATGTGTACAGGAAATACTAAGCCATCTCTTCCGGCTCTGTTTTTAGCCACAAAAAGCCTTCCTGCGCCAGTAGATTTTTCCAGTGCTTTTCTAGAAATAGAAACTACGACGTCTGCCACCATAGCTTTACCATACGCTTCAGCCATATTTTCAAGACCAACAATATCAGACTTTGCAGAATCTCTATTAGCTTGAGATGCTGTCCATACTGGAATGTTCAAGTCCATCGCCAGATTTCTTAGTTCCTCATAAATCAATTTAAGCTCGTGGCGCAGGGAGTCGTATGCCCTGGTTGATCTCATAATATCAGCATAATCTATAATGATTACTGACGGCTTGAATCCTTTTAACATTAATTTTTCGATGTGATTTCTAATTGTGATGGAAGACGCACTTCCCGTAGGATATTCCTTGATTATCAGTCTTCCCAGATCCATATCTTTGTATTTATCTAAAACAACCTGTTTTTGATCCTGCACATCGTTGGATGGAATGCTACATAAATTTGAATCGTACCTCAAGCCCACAGCATGCTCTGTCAGTTCAAATGTGTAATGTAGCACATTTTTTCCTGCTTTCATTGCATTTGCGCCCATGGCGACAAGCCAGTGGGACTTTCCAACCCCGGTATTGGCTGTCACGACGCCTATTTCTCCTCGACCTAGGCCGCCTCTAAAGATATCTTTCGCGTCGAGTCTGGGTAAACCTGTGGGACAAACTTGTCGATTAATTCTAACAAATCTTGCGTCTGCATCTTCAAAAAAATCATGCCCTACGCTGCTTGGCATTCCGACTGATACTGCATTTTTCATTAATGTCACGACACTTTCAAACTTCTCTGTCTGTATTAAATCAACTGCCTTCTCTAATGCATCTTTAAAAGCTTGTTTCCTACAAAAATCAAGAGACTTGTCTTTGACATATGCAAGATCGCCTAAATCTGTACTTGTCTTGACACGGTGTAGAAACTGAACTATTTGATCTCTAAGGATTGCATCATCCCTCTGGGATAGATCATCTCGTACAATTGTTACTAAAAGTCCTAGTGTGGGAAAGCACTTGTACTTTTTAAAGTACGCAAAAAACTTGTCTGCAAGATACTCCAAGTATCTCACATCAAAGAAAGTTGGATCCATAACTTCCACCATTTGAGCTGACCATTCTTTATCTGTAATCAAACTCTGAAATATCTTTTCTTGAAAAGACTTTCCGTATTGACCAAAATGTGGTGCCATGGATGATGTGTCTGTCATTCTTTAATCCTGGTATGTGCCTGTACAGAGGCGTAAAAAGAGTCAATGTCAAAATTCTGAATGCCTTCACGTAAAAACATTCTCACTAAAGATATTTTATCATTAGAGGGGGCTGAATTTTCAAGAGAAAATTCAATTCTTTGAATTTGGTCTGCTGATAGTCCTATCATATCTAGCAACATCAGCTTCCAATTTCTCTTTGCAATAGATGAGTTTTCTAGAATACTATCGTATAGTTTTAAAGTTTTTTCCTCAGACGCGTAAGATGCCTCCGCAATTATATCTTCTACAGAGACGAATTTATCAGATGAAAGGCATGGGAATCTTTTAGATAGGGATACAAATCCGGCTCTTGGGACACCCCCCAATCCATCAGAAGGGTCTCCGACAAAAGATCTTGCAGTACAAAAGTTTGTGCAAGATACACCAAATTTTTCTAAAACTGTCCGAGGGGTTATATACTTTTTTTGACCGGGTGACCACTGTATTGTTCTTTTTGTTAAAAGCTGATAGAAGTCTTTGTCTGAGGACACTATTACACAATTGTTATTTTCCATCTTGTATTTAACGACATAACTTATTACATCATCTGCCTCACAATCAGGAACGTACATCTGCAAAACTGCAGTATGTTTAAGTGCTTCTATCAAAAGAGTAATTTGATTATCTCTATTCTGAGTTGTGTCAGGGATTTCATTCAGATAATATCTATTCAATTTCTGTGGTCTTCGATTCTGTTTATAATCTTTATAGATTGCCCTTCTTCTTGGGGATCCTCCCCCTTCCCACACTACAATTACTTTCTTTGGGTAGATCCTGTCACATAAAATTGAAAGAGACTTTAAAAATCCAGTGAACCCACCTACATGTTGTCCGGACTCGCTCATGCTTGGGTTGACAACGAAATGACGCATAAATAAGTTCAGACCATCCACTATAAGAATGGGTCGATCTTTCATTTCTATTCCTCCGGGGAAATAAGAGCTGACTCCATATCTAAAGAAATTGCTCTTACTTCTTCGTAAGACTCAGGGTCAACTACCATATGATCTGAGTTGGACATTTTTCTCACCATCACCCGAGCCAATAGAGCATCAATATAGGGCGAATACTGTGGGTCTTCAATTATCTCATTAAAGTCTGCCTTATAAAATTTCTTCTCAACAATTAATTCTCCTGTGTCAGCATTTGATACTGTGAGTGTCTTCCATGTACTAGACCCAGCGACACAGATATCCTTTCCTTCAATTGTTTCTTTGCCATTCTTTCTTAGGACATCAAATATCTGCTCATGCTCTTTTATGCCTTTTCCAAAATGTATCTCAAAATTCACTGTTCTAAATGGTGCGCTGACCTTATTTTTTATCGTTTTTGCAGAAACGTGAATTCCGATTACATTCTTGTCTTTATCTTGTATCTGTTGACCAGCACCTAGTTTAATTCTAACCGAAGAGTGAAAAGGAATTGCTTTACCACCCGGCGTGGTTGTGGGATCGCCATACATTACGCCTACTTTCGTTCTTATCTGATTAAGGCAAATAAACAAGACATTCTGGTTTGCGATAACGCCGGTTATCTTTCTCATTCCCTTAGAAATTGCTCGTGCTTGTAATCCGATTGACTCCTTGTCATAGTCTCCTACTAGCTCAGCTTTTGGGGAAGATGCAGCAACTGAGTCCCAAATAATTGTAATGGGGACATCTTTATTCATCGCTTTTGCCTTCATAATAGTAGACTCAGCAATAGAGAGAACTTCTTCTGTGCAGTGTGTATCAACGTAAACAAAGCGTTTCGTAATATCTACACCCAACAAAGATAGATTTTCCACACTTGTCGCGTTTTCTGTATCTATATACACAACTATTCCGCCCATATGTTGTGTAGATCTTGCAACCTGAATCGCTATGTGCGATTTACCTATAGACGGTGGGCCAAAGATTTCTACAATTCTACCCTCAGGAAGTCCTCCATTTGCTCTATTCGCGATGATATAATCTAGAAGTCGAGAACCGGTGCTTATCCACCGATTTACATGTGTTGGAGATGTATCATGAGATAAGTTATATGCAACTTTTGTGCCGTGCTCTTTATTAAGAGATGTGATAAGCTCATCTGTAAAATTATTCATGTCTTTTTTGGGCATTTTTAGCTCCTAATGCATGTATTCAATATAAGCAAATATGTGTGAGTGTTCAAATACAAATCAGGGGGCGTAAAGCCCCCTGATTTTATTTTCAAACAATAACCTGCTTGTCTATCTTAAAGATCCTCTAGATCTGCGAAAGCATCATCTAAGCTCTTATAGCGCTTAGTTTCTGTAGGTGTCTCTGAATTAGTCGTATCGTTTGTGTTATTTGTAGAGGAATGATGTTCGGTTCCGGTGCCTTCATTAGACCCATCGTCACCATTAAGCCAATCATTTACGATCTTCTCAAGTTCCTCATAAGTCTTGCATGTATACATCTCGTCCAGATCAGGAATTTCTCCCAACCATGACTTGGCCTGTGCAGACTCGTCAGAAAGCTTAGATTGCTTTCCACGAGGACGAACTTCTGTAGAGGCCCACATTCTACCGGGGGCCTTTGTGCATACTACCTTGACATCACGACCATCAGTAGGATCTGTGATATCGCCGTAATCTTCATCAAGCATAATATTGAGAAGAGATTGATACACTGTCTTTCCAAATGACCAAAGGCGGACACCCTTATCTTCCTCGCCTCGAACCACGACTGGAGCGTAGCTTCTCATCTTGGGGTAAAGCTTCTTTGCTAGCTCATAAGACTCCTTAGAGCCGTCGTCTCGAAGCTTTTGAATAAGTTCTTGAATCGGGTCTGGTTGCCCAAACTGATAGGGCGCTAAAAGGCCCGGGTTGTTCCCGATGTTATAATAAAACCAGCGCTCCTTAAAAGGCTGTCCATCATTATCAGGAAAAGAAAGAAGGCGGACTGTTGATTCCTCTCCCTCTTGAGGTCGCCACATGGTATTTCGGCGACTATTGGTACCAGAAAGCTGGTTTAACTTCTTGCGAATTGCATCTAGATCAATTGCCATTGTTTAACTCCTTAATGTTTTAATGGTCAAATTATATTGCTTAGCACGTACTGCCAAGTCTTTAAAGTCTAAAATTTTAATAGTTAATGTTCAAGTTTAATTTTTGTACCAGTCTTCATTTCCGACAGGTGCTTTTTCTTTTTTCTTCTTTCGGCGGCCTTTAGGATAAGTCGGGCCTGTGCCTAAAGGGGTTGTTACTCCCGCAATACTGGCCACTGTACTTACTTCGTTTTCTTCCGTTGTTCCTTCGGGCTCATCAGGCTCTGTGAGGAGCTCTTCTTTTTCTTCAGAAATCCTCATTTCCTTTATGATATTTCGAATTAGAGATCGTAAATTTTTCATATTACTAACTATTCTGTTTGTGCAGAACAGACAAGCGTGAACTTAACAAACCAGCTGAAATTGGATTTAAGCAATTTGCATAAAACTGATTTTCTGGTAAATGAAGCCCTTGTGAAACGTTAATAGCTTCCCACTCTTCTCTAGAAAGATCTATCCCAAAATGAGAAAGAAGCCAAAGAGAACGATGAGCTGTATTCATCTTTGGACATTTGTCATTATATTTGTAGACCTGGCCTAATTTTTCTCTATGCCACTCAGAGTCCTGTATTAGATAAAGGTCTTCATCTGGAGAGAGACCTCCCACTTTTCCTAGCTCATGTAAAAGAGAAACTTTAACTAATGATTTAGTGTTGCCAAACGTTTTTGAAAGAGACTTAGAAATAGATGCCACCTCTAAGCTAAAAGCTAATAGCTCGCCGGGATGTCCACCATTTTCTTCAGTTGTGCCGCGGGGACACATCAGCAATCGTTCTCCTAAAGACTCACATAAGTCCTTTGCTGGCTCCGGTCCGATGACCTTCTTAAGAACGCCACTATATTTTTCAAACTGAGATAATAATTGTTCTGTATCTTTCATGTTAACATTATATGAATAGTATCTTCAGTGTTCAACTAAACTACGTACACGATGATCGGGGCATTTCGACCTTTATTTATTTCTACTGCCTTGACCAAATTTAGCATACCCGCATTTTTGGCACCTAGTAATGTATGTGATAAAAACTTTATGGCGTTGCGGTGATCCAGGCCGGCATTTGTGATACCTACAACGTTCACTAATGTCCCATCAGGTGCTTGCTCTTGAGTAAGAGTTGCTCCGGAGTAAGCTTGACCCATGATATCATTCGAATGAATAGCTGCATTCATAACACCCAAAACCTGCTCTAAATCGTTTCCGGAGGTGACCTTGACCCCCAAATCTTTCATAAGACCTTTTGGATCACTCATAGCTCTAGCGCCTGCTTCTGTGGTCGCAGATTTAAATCGTCCGCCTGTGCCAAAGGCACCTGAAGCTATTCCAACTGAGCCTGGCGGACCTTTTGTCCCTCGCTTGTTTTTTCTTCTTTTGGGTGCCTTCTTTTTTGGCTTCTCTTCAGGCTTCTGGGCAACAGGCTTTGGTGCCTGGACTTTGTTTCCTTTATCAGTCTCTTCGGTTTGCTCTTGGAGTATATTCCACAAAGCAGACCTTACTTTTCTTTCTAAAAATGACTTGTCCATGTTCTTTAATTATCCTCCAAAACCTTAACTGATGCATCAAACTTCCAGTCGCCCAAAGATAGTTCTATTGTTTCGTTTTTTAAGAGAGATTCTGCAAACTCTTTTTGACAATCGATTATCAGAGCATCATGAATTACGAACAAAGGAGAACAATAATCAGAAAAGTTTTCTGAAAATTGTGCGAACATAAGAAGGGATCCTTCAGCAACGGAACTTTGTAAATAATAGCTTATCAACAAGTGTTCATTATTATCCTGAATCTTGAGCGGTCTTCCCACAGCATTCCTAAGATTGTTGCTTGATAACTCTAATGCCAAGCGTCTTTTTAATCTATCATAATCAAAGTAATTACGTGCCTGTCTAATGACGCTTCTTGCATTAACACACTCAGGCAACTTTTTTTCAAGATTTTTAGGAGATTGTCCGTATAAGGCACACAAAGTAATCAATTTTGCATGAGAGCGCTCAACTTGACTTTTTAGAATAGTGTTCGCCACAAATTCATAAACATCAACTGGTATATCATCACCTTTAACATGCAGCGCAAACTTGGGCTCTGCTGACACTAAATCTATTTGAATTACCTTTCCGCCAGGATATCGACTCTTGAGACAACTTCTAACTCTCGCTGGAGCCGTGAGTATTTGGGGACCTCCTGTGACGGTGAGTCTTCCCGTAGATGTGTTTACTGTGGAGTACTCTACTCTATTACATAAACTACCTGGGGCGGGTAAAAAACTCGAAAGAGTACTCTTTACAGTCTCATACTCTGTCTCTTCTATCATGCCCTTTAGCTTAGGAAGGTCTATGGAAGATCTAGATAGGCCCTGGAGGAATCTTTTGATTGTTAAGTAGGTTACTAGGTAATCTGAGTTTTCAGTGTCACAGAGAGCATTCTGGATACCCTCTACGCATGTTTTCAAGTGTGCACGTAGTGATTCTTTAGGCACTGCCAAAGCTGCATCTTTTCCGGTGATTCCTAAGATGTTACACATCGATTGATAGTTTGTGGGCATCGGAAATATTTCCGAAGATCCGACTAGCTTCATAAAGCCATTGATCTCAGATTTACCTGTCATTAAGCTCATCTGTGTCTTTTCAATAGAATCATGATCAACTTCACCGATCAAAATTTTCTTGCTTTCTGAAAGTTCTAGATAGATGTCCACGCTTATATTATTACACAAGTGCCACAAAAATACACTCTTGAATTTTATTTCTTCTTCTTTTTCTTATTCTTTTTCTTTATATTTTCTTTGTGGACTCTTAGAGCCAAGTCTGCCACAGAATCAAATGGTGTTGTGTATCGGGCGTAAGTTCTCTGATTTGCAAACTTTATGCTAGTCTTATACTCCCCCGGAGATATAGTGTGACTAACCCCAAAAACTGTGTAGAAATTATCTGCAGATGAGTTGGTATTAAAATCAACAAAAAAGCTTTGCCCAAATGTGACATAAGGACATCCCAGAGTCTCCATATCTAACATCGTAGGCAAAATTTGCATGGGTATTTGCTGCTCTCCCACTTCCTTGTCTTTCTCAGGTTTATTTGCTCCTAATATTCCAATTGTGGTCATGGCAGGATCATTTTGTGTCTTGAGTTTAGCATCTATAAAGCCGCCCTGAGCTGAGCCGTAAATTAGGCTGGGTACTAACTTATGAAAAGCTTCTTTTAAGTTTCCGATTGTATTTGGTTTCAAAATGTACTTATCTTTAGCAAGATCTTCTAGAGTCTTTGCGTCTAATCCTGTTTCAGTTTCCAAATCAGAGTCGACTTTAAATTTTTCAACTAGACCCAAGTTATCAGGTCCCAAAATTTCATATTGATTCTCAATTATTTCTTGATGTCGCGGGTGGCGGCGGGTGCCGGTGTTCTCTCTCTTCATTTTTCCAGTAATACCTGAGGATGTAAACGCATCAAAAACATCGTAGAGAGATTCAGTCGTATTGCATTGACTATCAAATATCTGCATCCTTAGAATGGGCTTACCAGGTTGAGCAGGAGCGCCGGGGCCTTCGTCAATTCCATTGCGACATGGGGATGCTTGTATTTTAATATTTAGCTGGGGTTGCTTAAAAGATACATTCGATCTTCCCATTTCACCCGGTGTGCCATATGCTTGAAGCAGAATATATCTTTGATAATCTGCCAAGACAAATTTCTTACTTCCTTTTGAGACACCGGGATATTTTGGGGTCTTAGTCTTGGCAACAGATTTTCTTTGAGCTAGCTTTTCTTTGGTGTTTCGAGCTCCGTATGCCTTAGCAAAACCGTAACCCATTGCCGCAGGATCATTTATAAAAAATGTCTGTATTAAGTTGACAAATGCCCCCATGCTCATCTTTCCGTAAGAATTAAACCTTGCCTTCAGTATTGTCTCCAAGTCAGTTAACAAGATAGGAAATTGTGCTATGTTGCAGTCAAAAAGATAAGATGCAGACTCATTAAAAGCATGAAAAACTAATTGAACTTCTGAAAATTGGTTGTTTGTCCGGACAGACTCTCCTACAAAATATGTTATTAACTTCCCAAGTGATATGACTTTTTGAGTACATCTTCCTGATCCACCGTTTGCCTTAGTCTTCTCGGTTCGACCCCGTGGCCACCTTTTTGAGTTAAACTTTCCATCATAGGTGCCGACCGGTCGCAGCCAAGGATCAGGTGTATTTTGGAGCTGTTTTATGATTTTTTCAATAGCACTTTCTTTTGTAGACACAAGATCAGTAACCAGACCGTTTGTATATTTTCCATTCTTCTTTTTTCCAAGAAGCTCTTTAGTTAGTTCATTCACATTCCGCAGCAGATCGCTTTTACCTTTTCGAACATTTAGCCATGCATAAGTCTTTGATATATCCGCGGTCTTCATGGTACGTGCAGAACTAAGATTTCCGGCGGCCGACACATATTTGGGAATTGCTATTTTTCCCCCTCTACTCTTAAGCTCTTCGGAATATTCATCTAGAGTTTTATTAATTAGAGTTACAACTTTGTTAAGCTCAGAAGCTACATCAGAGACTTCTTGAATGGTAATATCTAAATTATCTATTCCTGATGCTCCTAAAAGATGTAACTTTAATCCTATCGATACTTCTCCATTTGCCTCAAAAGTCATATCACTATTGTATACTTGAAATGTCTCTGTTATCTTCATCGCATCGATTAGACTTCCAAATCGATTTGCTTTTGCATCTGGGAGTCGTCCATCTGGTAGTGGGTGAGACCACCCGTATGTTATGACGAACTGGACATTATTTCTTTCAGCAGGTACAACTAACGGAGATATGTCACCCAAACGTGTCTTATCATGGAGTTTTAAGCCTATATCTGCAGTCTTAAAAGAAAACATTCCCGTCCCCCCGGGTGCCACATTAATCTTTACTTGTTCTATAGACATAAAGGATGAGAATGCATTGCCATAATCTCGGCCGCCTCCGTCCAGGACACCGCCAAATGCCACACCCATGTCCTGGTATTCTATATTGGCGAGGGGGACCATTGTTTGAGGGGAAGTAAATATTTCCATTGTTGCGGCTGTGCGCAAAGAATCTGCCTTGGCATCTTCATCATCAATACCAGAATTGAGAGAATGAAATATAGAGGGATCTTCAGCGTGAATTTGTTGTTGTAACATTTTCGTTTCAGAGTCCACGTTAGTGCCCATTATAAATCTTCCCAAAGAGAACGGTCGGGTTTTATTCTTGTCATCAGGTATCGGACTCAGCAATAACACATCTAGGAAGGGTACTGCCCTTGAATACTCTAGAGTGGGAATCGCGGACAAGAATAAAGACGCGACATCAGAATCTGAATTGGAAACATTACCAGCTGCTGGAAAAACCTGTATCACATTTACTTTTGTTGTATTGGTGGGATCATCTGCGTTAGGTAAATCCTTCTCTCTTAAATCATTGACTGTCCAATATTCACCATTTTTTGGATTTCCTAGTCCCTGATCTTGTGCTTCTCCATCGGGCACAGATACAGAAAGTTCATTGGATGGCCAAGCCAAAATAAGGGACCCTTCACTATCAGAGTGTGGAGTTATGCAAATATCTTGATTGAATTGCTTCATCAAGTTCCCATTAGACTCACTGTCCGGACCTGGTTTACCGTTAACACATTCGTTAATAAATTTCATCAAAGCTTCAGTAGTTGGAAAGCTAGTGTCACCGCCGCATGAAATTGCATTTAAAAGTTTACCTCTTAAATTTGGAGTTGTGCTCGAATCACTATCTGAAGAAAGGCCTGGGAAGCTTCCCTTGTCTAAGTTGCCCAGAATAGTATTAAGATACTCATCTGCAGATCTCAATCCGTAATATCGGCCTAAGTCATCTATCGCGTCTTTGAGAATCTTGCTGCTCACTAGACAAACCTCATTACTTCACTCAAATCCATAGGAATCCGTATGTTGGTTCCGGCGGGGACTTGAAGACCCCATCCAATGTTAGAAGCTGCAGCGATGACCCACCAGAGCCTTCCGTCTCCGTAGTACATGCCGGCGAGCTTATCCAGACGTGAATTTTCTTGGAGCATAACTATTTTACACTTAATCGATCCAGCACGCATGGCCTTTCTTATTCTAGCAACAGCTTGAGCTGTTCCTTTTATCTTTCCGCCCTCGACGATACTATCACTCTTATATCTTGACATACAAGCTCACCTTTTAAAAAAGATCCTTTAACGCACCCAGACCACCAACAGCCGACATTAATTGCATGGGGTCAAATCCACCAAGGCTCGGTGCAGGGGTTGAAGGAGGTATTTTTGCTCCACTAGTTCCTTCATTCGGATCATCCTCCTCCGATAGCGCCGTCGCATCAATCATCGGTCCGGTCATGATCGACTCTAGTTGTTTATTTTCAACATCTCCCAATGCTTTCTCCGGAGGGGTACCCGGGTAACCCTGAGCCCATGGGTCGACATGAGCCATTCCTACTGGGTGTGAAGGTGCGATTAAATTGCCAAACTGATCTATGCCCAACGGAAGGTCGTGTATCGGTGAAAAACTTATCTGGATCTCTACTTTCTGGGGGGCACGAGAGCCTCTGTTTATTTCCCAAGTTGCGTTCTCATAACCGAGACTCATTTGTGTAATGAATCCTGCAAGTCCCCTCCCTTTCGTTGAATTAAATGATCTTACAATAGGATTATTACCCGGTAGCATAAATTTATGCCTATCAGCTGGTGCTGTCTTCTTCTCACCTTTTGCGCCAAGCT